GGCCGGTATGCTGAGAGTCCGACCTGCCAACGGCAGGGGGAAATTGCCCTCCGTCGTTGTTGTGGTCGGAAATGGAGCCGCAAAAGTTGGTGCTGCCGAGTTAACATAAGCTGTATAGAGGAAGGAGTCAGTAGTAACGTTGCTCGATATGATCGGCTTCTTCAGCTCGATCTCATACGTGACCCACAAGTCACCCAACGTCACACCAGTAGCCTGTTGACCTGACACACACAGATGCGTGGTGCCCATGTCGTAAAGCAGTGGTGAGTCACTGGTAGGGATCAGTAAATCATCGGCACGGATATACTGGACATTGAACGGATTCTCGGCTGGATTACATTCAATGGGGTGACAGAAAGCCTCGGACGGCATTGCCTCACTAGACCAATACTCATTTAGGAGTTCGATCTTGGACGTCGGCGCAGAGTCATTACTGCGGTACGATGTCTGGAGCATGACGCTACCAAGGGCATTATTGGAACTAGACACAGCAGAACCACTGGTTGGAACATAGTGAAACACAAGCCCCTTAATGCGATACTGCTGGTATGAGTTGGCAAGGCGTGCCAACCACGGGAATGTGGTTGAATTGCCGGGATTAATGGTGAAGGAGCGTTGCACAAGGAACCCTGAGCTGGATTTGACCTCAGTCAAGAATTCCTTGTGGCGGACTGTAACAGTCTGCCCCTCACTATGCATCATTGGGATGCTTCCCGATGCCTTCACGCTGTTGACCAGCGAGTTCTGGGATACGGAATAATCACCGGAGCCCAGCCACTTGCTGATCATGCCGCCCAGTCCCGACCCAGCGGCAGCGCCCATTGCAGGGGAGCCGAACACTCCCCCCACAGCACCACCGGCAAGCCCTCCAAGGTGGCGCAGAGCACCACCCAGGAGTGTCATTTCCCGGGCTGTTGTCACATTCTTCTTCTTCTTCGCCGCTGGCCGTGACTTGCCAGTGCGGATGTTGACGATTGGTTGCTTCTTCTTGGCCATTTTAACACGTTCGTTGATCTATGTTAAAACTATGCCCGGCAAGTAACATAGTTGACATGTCACGTGCAATGCCAAGTTTATCCAGGGCACGCTGACTGTGCAATTCATCAATGATGACATCACACATGACGTACTGTTGATACTTTCCTTCCAAGGCCACTTGTTCATCAGGTGTAATTCCGAATGCCTTGAAGAAACTGACTCGTGCGGTTGTGGTAATCTGTTTAAGCCGAACGTCACGACCCACGTAGTAGTACCCACGTGTGGTGCCACGCCACACGTTCTCCTGGAATTTACGGCTAGCTTTGAGACCATTACGTCGCATAGCCGCAGCCCAGTGCTGCAACACTGGTACCCCCTCATTGAGTGCCCCCTCACACAGTCCTACAGACATCATCCAACGCCTGAGAACTCTGTTGTTGGGGATTGGTAGAGTGCACATGCTGCCCTTCTGCACTGTGACATTAGGATTGCGCAGCATACGCCATTCTTGATCAATCAAAACCGGTTGAGTTTGGCAAAACTCGATGCGTTCAAAGCAGTAGACTGCTGGCTCGACAGTTAGTCGAAATCCCAAATCACCAAAGAATTCGCGGAATCCATTGGTGAAAGCATTTAATTCACCACTTTCCATAATGATGACACAATCATCACCATTGTTTGCTAACGCGATCCTTAGGCCCTGCCGGACGGCCCATGCCCAAATAATGGAGCACATCAGGATCACGTTGCCCAGGGAAGTATTCAAATCACCCGAGGCGCGTGTTCCCTTCATCTGGAATTTAATTTTCCCATCTGGAAACCGCGCTCGCCCGGAATTGATTTGTTCCTTGAGCATTAGCCAACACAAACGCTCGAAAGATCCACTGACGCCAGGTGACGTGACGCCGAAGTCCACCGCGCGCCCAAATAATGCGCGTGTGTAAAACTCGGCCTCATACTTTAACGCGTGAGTACTGACATGCATGTCAAACTTCACGGCGTCAACACTAATCGCCACAGGGTTGTGGAAGCCATCCCATTTGGTCCGCAATTCGCGGGCCATACGGGTCATGTCCATACCTTTGAACACAGTCACTCCATTAGTGCCGAATTCTTGGTTGAAAGCGGCATCAATAGCAGTGAAGAAATTGTGCTCGTTAAATTTGATGAATCGTCCCAATTCTAGGTTGAAGCGGGGGGTTCTTGGGTTGATGATACGTGGCGCTTTATTCATGGCTTGCTTCTCGAATTTAACAAAAGCAGATAACCGAGCATCATTGTTGCACAGGTCGGTCACGCTCAATGACAAATCAGCTTCCTCGTAACGTTGTCGCTTGAGACCACTATATGCCCCCACTACCTCACGGCGGGTTGCTGGTGGATCATATTCAGCGTTACATACACGTTGCTGGAAGTCTAGCATGAACTGGTCCCGGAAAGCCCCATTGCGCGGCTCCAGGGCCAGAAGAAATTCATCACCAACCTTGCAATAAAAATAGCGCTCGGCAAATGCCCGTTCGCCATTGTCAACACACGAATCATACACCCCAAGTGTATTTGGCAGTGCTAGTCCTGTCAACTGGACCCACTGCCGAGACCTAGCATGTCGCCCGTTACGGTACACGCGTAGTCCACGGGGCGCGAGAGCGGTCTTTGTTCTCGCACCCTGCATGCGCCTAGGGCGCCATCAGTGTCTACCACCACCCGTTCCCCTACGCCTTTCAGCGTTGGACAACAAGCCTTGGTAGCCACCGAAGCCGACACCCGAACCCCTGTCAGAAAAGTACTCCATGAGGGTTGGTTCAAGGTATAGACGCACGTGCTGTGGATGCAATCCGTGCGTCGCGGCAATGTTTAGGTAGGCAAATTCAGCGGCGCGGTAGTTGGCGGGGCACAAGTGCTGGACCTCACTAATAGTGTGGTGCTTGCACGTTGCACACATACGACCAACTTTTACCGTAAGTTCGTCCGCTAACGCAACAACGATTCCAGGGGATAGCGCAAACCTCTGCCTACGAAGATTGCGCCACCGTGTGTTGCGTTGGTTCGAGGGATTGACAGGCGTTGCCATGGCTAACGTCTCACTTGCCAACTCGTGTTGCACTTGGTTCGCTGTGGCAACAACAATGGCCATGGGTGGTAGAGGTCCCTCGTCCTCACCATCCTCGTTTGGATCGGCAATGTCTGCAGATGTGCTTTCTCTAAGGGCATAGCCAACTTCAGTCCTATGGTACCGGAGGGCAAGCTCAAGGTTACTGGTATCACCATCCCCATAAACTACACCCCGCTCCAATTCAACTGAGCGGCAAAACCCACGCTCTCTATCCACACACTCCCAATCCGTCCCAGATCCACAGCATGCCAAGGCTGATAAGCCATGGCACACCATCCAATCTGAGATTCCACACAACTTACGATCATAGTATTCCTTGAGTTGCTCAGTCCAAGATAATTGGCGCTGGCCAGGCGCAACGGAAGGTGTCGAAAATTCCATGGGGGTTTGACGGGCTCTCACCG